ATTTAAGGCCATGTTGGCCCTAAATTACAACAAGCAGAAGGGTGATATAGATGGTAGAAAGAGGTTCAGAGCAAAATCTGAATTCTTTTACATGTACCTTATGTATGACCCTCGTTCTCCTTATGTAAACTATACTGAACAAGAAAGACATGAAGAGTCTTTAAGAGATGCAGGACTAGATAGTGATTGGAAACCAAGCGAAGAATTTAACAAAGTAAAAGAAAAATATCTTCTATGCGTAGAGTCAAGATTCTATAAGGTACTAAAGTCAGCAGAAAAAGCACTAGATCAAATTAGAGTATTTCTAGATAGCGTAGATCTAAGCGATCCAAGTAAGTCAACAACTAAACCTAAAGACATAATAGACATAATTGCTGACCTACCTAAGGTTTCTGCATCTCTCTCTCAACTACAAGAACAAGCCAAGCTTAGTCTATCCCCAGTTAGTCAGTCTAAGGGAGATCATGAACTTGGCTTCCTTGCAACCAGAAAACTAAAAGGAGATGGAAGAACAACAAGCGGAGAAGATAGCCAAGAAGATAACACCGAAGATTAGAGGGAAATTTAATAAAGAATTACTTTTAAACTCATTCTTTGAACACACGGAGTTATTCTCACCAGCAGCCAAAATTAAGCTGGAAACAGGTAAGTACACCAATGAAGTGTATGGATCTAAGAAGTACAATATCTTTTGGGAGAGAGAAATAGAAAGATGTACTTATGGCTACGAGAATCCAATTACAAAAGTCCACATCTCCCCAATACTTTACTTTCACCTCAACTACAAACAGCTTCCAATTATTCAGAAGCTTGGACAAAGAAGGTCAAGACGTATTACGACATTCCCGAGATTTTGGCCTATCCATCACTTTTTTCTTAAAGACTATGAAACTGCTGTAAATAATGGTTTCAATCTCTGTGTTCTAAAGCCTCGCGGTACAGGCTGGTCTGAACTAATGTCCACTGTAGCTGCCTGGTACTACACTTTCCAAACTGAAGATCCCATCTTCTTCTTTGCAGCTAATGATGCCTTCCTTGTAAAATCTGGTATCCTATCAAAGGCATGGGATAATCTCAACTACTTAAACTCTGAAACTGAAAGAGCATTTAAGCACTTAAGACAGCAGAAGGACCAGAACTATCACAAGATTGCCTCCTATTGGGATAGAGATAAACAAAACTTCGTTAGAACTGGTGGAGAGATCATAGGCAGAGTAGTAGATAAACCAGACAAGGTTAGAGGTGCCCGTGGCTATGTATTCTTTGAGGAAGGAGGATCATTTCCTAAGCTTATATCCTCATGGATGACATGTTGGGCTCTTGTAGAACAAGGTGGTACATCCTTCGCTAATATGGTAGTGTGGGGTACAGGTGGCGAACAAGGTCCAGGTATCCAAGGATTAGAAGAAATCTTTAGTAATCCAGAACCATACAACTGCCTACCATTTGATAACTGTTGGGATGAAGTTCCATCAGATAGAGATCATGGATTCTTCTTCCCCGTATGGGCAGTAATGGATAGATTTATGGATAAGTGGGGAAATACTGACTATAAAAAAGCCTATGACTACCAGATGGAGCAAAGGCAAGTTAAACTGAAAAGATCTCCCCATCTCTATGACAAGTACATTGCAGAGTATCCCATGACCTATCAGGAAGCTCTAATGAGACTTGCCAATAATCCTTTTCCGGTATCTGAATTACAAGCACAGCTAAGAAAGGTAGATTCATCTCAAGACATTAAAGGAGTCCTCAAAACTGGAGAAAACATCATTAAAGATGGGAACGTAACATTTAGGCTGAGAAATGATGTAATGCCAATAGATAGGTATCCACATAATAGAGAATTAGGAGTAGAAGGATGTCTTACAGTGCTAGAATCACCACTTAAACTAGATGATGGCAGAATACCATCAGGCCTATATACCATAGTAGCTGACTGCTTTTATGTAGATACAGATCAAGCTACAGAATGGGAATCACTAGGAACATTTTACGTTTACAAACATAAAAACAACCTATTCCCAACAGAAGATGATATGCTTGTGGCTTGGTATTCGGGTAGGCCAGCTACAGTAAAAGAGTTCTATAGGAGATTATTCCTTGCTGCCAGATACTACAACGCAAAAGTGCAAACTGAAATCAAGGGTGGAGGCCAAGGCGCTCTAGACTATGCTAAAGAGAACGGCCTAATTGAATATTGTGGAGAAAGGCCTTCCATCTTCTACAAAGATAAAGACTTTAACAAAACTAGTGTTCGACAGTATTTTATCCGTATGGAAGAGGATGATAAGAGACGCTATCTACAGATGCTGGCTGACTGGCTACGTAATGAAAGAGCTTTAAAGGTAGAGGGAGACAAAACGCGATATGTTCTTAACCTTGACAAAATATATGATAGAGCCTTATTAGAGGAATTGATAAAGTTCAACTATGAAGGTAACTTTGATAGAATTTCCTCTTTATTAGTATTGATGGCTGTGAAGCAGGAAATGGATACTCAAATAATAGAAGAACAAATTAGAAGAAATCCAGATGGTATCTTCTCAAGATCTCTGTTTACAGATAATGATTCCAGAAGGAGAGATATTATTCCAGCTAGAGAACTAATCAAGACCATGAAAACAGATGGACTTGACCTAATCATTTAATCATGAAAGAGGAAGTAGAAGATATAAACAGAATACCCAGGCTACGTGTATCTGAAGCTAAAAAAAGAGCAAATGATTTCGCACATACAAAGGCCATAATAAACTATTACATCAATGCCTCATTCTTTAATGCTGACTCAATAGGAGTTAGTGGAGCTAGAGATTTGTCCATTCTATATGATGCCTATAACAATAGACTGCCAGAAGAATTCTTTAACTACATTAAAAACCCCTATAATTCCAAAAACCAAGAGTATACTAATTGGCCAGCTAGAGTTAGATCCTATTCTATTATACGTCCTAATATTGATCTCCTAAAAGGTGAATATGAGAAGAGACCCTTCAATAACTTTGTGGTAAAGGTCAACAATCCTGATGCAGTAAATATTCAACAGGATTTACAGTTTAAAGAACTACTTAGAAGCTTGGAACAGCAATTCATAAATATACTAAACCAGAGAGGACAAGATACAGGACAGCCTACACAAGATGTAGAACTACCCGAAAACATTAAGAAAAAGTATAGCTCTAACTACAGAGATTACAGAGCAGAGATGGGGGAAGCTGCTCTAGACATAATTCTAGATGAACTAAGATTAGAACAGAGATTCAAACTCTTATTTATGGACTGGCTAATAGCTGGTGAAGTCTATTCCTACAAAGGAGTTAGGGGAAACCAGATGATCCATGAAAGAGTGTCACCATTTGATATTGATTATGATAAGTCACCTGATGAACCATTTGTAGAAGATGCTCAATGGGTGGTAAGGAGAATGTATCTTACACCCTCCCAAATCTATGACATGTTTTATGAAGAGATGAAAGAATCTCAGGTAGAGATGATAGAGAATGAGCATGGAGACATTTCATTCAGATCAATGGCTACTGACAGTTGGAGAACATTTAGGGATGAAGAGGATATGTCTAGGTCAAAAATCCCTGTATTTCATGTCTGCTTCAAGTATCTAACTAAAATAGGAATCCTCAGATACCCTAATCCAATTACAGGAGAAATAGAGGAAATAGAAGTACCAGATACCTATAAGCCATCAGAAGGTGAAGAAGTAGAATGGTTCTGGGTTAATGAAGTCTGGGAAGGATATAGAGTACTAGATGAAATGTACTTTGGTATTCAACCAGTACCAAACCAACGTAATTCCTTAACCAACATGTCAGTATGTAAGCTTCCCTACAATGGGAAAAGATTCTCTGATCTTCACTCAAGAAATATATCCCCAGTAGAGCTTGGCCTACCATATGAGATTCTGCACAGAATCTTACACTTCCAACTTGAACGTACTATAGCTAGATCAAAAGGAAAAATAGTTCTAATTGATCAAAATATTATTCCAAAAAAGAATGGGTGGGATGAGGAAAAGTTTATCTACTTCTCAGAAGCCACAGGTTGGGGAATGGTGGATAGAAGCCAACCAGGTGTAGATAGATCATACAACCAATACCAGGTTCTAGACCTTGGCCTATATGAACATATTAACAACCTAATTGAGGTCATGGAGTTCATAAAGCATGAATGGAATGAACTACTTGGTATTACAAGACAAAGAAAGGGTGATACAAGGCCCACAGATACTGCAACTGGAGTAGAGAATGCTATTTATCAATCATCTGTAATATCAGAAAAAATCTTCTCAGGCTTTGAAGAGTTTGTAGAATCAGAACTACAAGGTCTCCTTGATGTATCTAAACTAGCTTGGTCTGAAGGATTTCAGAGACTACATACAAGGGATGATCTTACTACCACAGTACTACAACTAGATCCAGTAATCTACTCAGAGGCTGAGTTTGGTGTATTTGTATCCAAGTCTGCCAGAGATATTCAAAACATGGAAATGGTTAGGGCCCGTATACAGGAGTTTGCTCAGAACGGTGTACCACCATCTGCAATAGTAGACATTGTACAAGCACGTTCCCTTAACAGATTGCGTAATATACTAAAAGAGGCTGAATTGAAGTCAATGGAAGCCCAGCAAAATATAACTTTACAGGAACAAGAAGCACAGGAAAGACAAATAATGATCCAAGGCCAGTTTAAAGAGCTTGATGGAATCATTAAAGAAAGACTGATTCATGCTGAGTATGACCGTAAGGAAGATATAGAACTGCTGAAGCTAACTGGACAAGATCAGAACCCAGACCCCATTATTGATCCCTCCAACGCTCAAAAGGTTATATCTGATGACATGAATAAACAAGCTGATAGAAATCTTAAAGCCAGAGTAGAAGCAAGAAAGGCTCAGCAAAAAGATAGAGAGCTTGACATAAAAGAGAAAGAGCTAAAGGTCAGGAAAGAGATTGCAGATAAACAAGCAAAAGTTGCTCTCAAAAATAAAGTGGTTGGAGAGAAATGAAAATAATGGATCAATCAGACTTAAAAGCTAGTATTATAGGTACAGCAGCTTCATGGTGTGCTGGCCTTATTGG